CTGGCCTGAGCACGTAGGTCAGCGAGCCCTTGCGCCGCGCCTGCGTGCTGAGCCTGTCATCAAACGGTGCCAGGCGGTTGCTGGGGCCGGTTTTGCGCCAGCTCTTCACGTCAGATGGCGCTACCCCCGTATTGTTGGACAGTGCCGTATACAGCCACCCCGCAAAATTCACCCGCTGGGTGCCAGCCGGGTACGTGGTGGCTGCGTCGTAGGCAACCTCGCCCGCATCCGCATCGACCGCAGGCACGGTAGTGCCCGCAGCGATCATGGCCGGCTGGATGGTGCTGGGCACTAAAATTACCGCTGTCGCCTCTTTACTCATACAGCCTCCACAAGAGATGCACGCATGCGCATGACGTCCACTGCCATGGAATTGCCGCCTGCCGACACGTTTTCGAACATGTCTGCCAAGCGTTCCGTGGCATTGGCCACGCGCTCCATATGTGCCTGCAGGTAAGCAACTCGCTGCTGCAGTCGGCGGTTTTCTGCCACCAGCTCAGCATTGCCGCCACCGGACAGCATCTGCTGCGTTTGCTGGGCATTGAAGTAACGGGCTGGGCCAGTGACTTCCAGCTCTGGCCCGTACTCACCCACCAGTCGCACGCCACCGCTGTGCAATCCGCCTGCAGCAAACGCAGGCACAGTGACTCCAGCCGCCGAAGCCGAAGCAATCGCCGCTTTGGCAGCGGCTTCTGCTGCGGCCTGGGCAGCGGCCAACTGCTGACGCAGCTGATCAGCCACCAATTCCGCTGCACGGCGCATGCGCTGCTCTTCGGCCGCTGCATTCGCAGCCACGTAGGCACTGACTGCGCTGCTAGAGGCCGACTGTGCGATACCCTGGATGCTGGGCACCAGCGTGGCAGACATGATTCCGTTGAGGGCCGCAGGCCACTGCTTGAGTGCCGTCAGCTGCTGCTCGGTCAGATCCGACAGGTCCTGCATGCTGCGCAGCTGATCTTGAAAGCCGCCAATCGACTCTGTCAGCAGCGACTCAATCGCCACCCGCGTCTGATCAGACACTGCAAACTGCGCAGCGCTGAGTGCATCAGCCTGCTGCTGCGAGAGCTTGATCTGATCTTCCAGCCGCTGCGTCTGCGATGTGGCCGAGGCCTGCCCAATCGCAGACACCGATGCCAGCTGCGCTGCCACCATGCCCGAGAGCACGGAGTAGTCAGCCCCACTGGCGGCAGTCTTTTGCGCCAGCTGCAGGTAGTCTCTGGAGACGCCTTGCAGCTGACCCATTGCATCGGCATCGCCGCCCTGCGCCCGTGCCAGCAGCACCTGGTATTCGGACTGCAAGGCCGCCTGGCGCTCTGCGGTGCTCAGGCCGCTTTGCTCGCTGCTGAACAGATCGCTTGCAAACTCACCCAGGCTTTGCGCCGCACGCAGCAGGTCTTGCTGCGCATTGAGCTGCTCTTGCGCTGCTTTGATGCCTTCTTGGATAGCCTGCGCTTCGGATTGCCGCTGCTTTTGCTGCAGGCCCCAGATGCTTTGCTCCAGCGTGATGACCTCCTGCAGCGCCGCCAGGCGGTCCGCAGGGTTGTCTGCGGCCGCATAGCTGCCTTGCATGACTGCCAGCTGCGCATTCAAGCCCGCAGCGTTGCCGGTGTACTGGGCCGCAAGCCCGGAGATTGAGGCCAGCGTGCCCCAGGCTCCAGCAAGTGCGGCACCACGCTGCTGCGCCGCTGCCTGATCTGCCTGGCTTGCAAACTCCAGCAGCTGCCCGCCCAGGTCCACCAGTGCCTGCTTGGCTTCGGTGGTGTCCAGGTAGCTCCAGGCTTCACGCAGGTAGCCCTCGATGTCAGCAGCGCTGGACTGCAAGATGATGCCTTGCAGCTGCTCTGCGCCCTGACCCCAGATTTGCGCGGCCTGCTCAGCCAGCAGTCGGGACTGCACGGAGCGTGCCTCATCGGCACCGCCGGGCATGGCTGCCAGCACCTGTGCGGCACTTTGCATCAAGCCTTGCTGCGCCTGTCGCGCTGCATCGGCAGCATCCTTGGCTGCATCGGCAGCATCCTTGGCTGCTTTCTCAGCATCCGCCATGGCCTGCTGCGCATAGTCCGCCACCTGGGCAAAGCTGGCGCTCATGGCCATGAGCTTGACCGCCAGCTCGCCCTGGCCTGCGGCCATGGCTTGCTCGACTGTGCTGCGAAACGCCGCCTTGGCCTGCTCGCCTTGCGCTGGATCGATGTACACCCCCATGGCAGACAGCGCATCCATCTGCTGCTGACGTGCAGTGAGCATGCGCTCACGCTCGCTAAAAAGCGATGAACCGTAGTAGCTGCCCACTACGCTGGTGAGCGTATCCATGCTGCCAGCCGTAGCCAGCAGCTGGGTCTGCAGCTCTTCGCTGATGCCCTTGAACATGGACATAGATGCAGCCAGCGCATCAAACCCGGCTTTGTTGACTGCGATCTGGGACAGCGCCGCATTGAGCGTGTCCAGGTCGGTCGCCGCCGCCAAGATGTTGTCTGCCCATGCCGGCAAGTCCATGGCCATGAAGGCCGACTTCACGTCGCTGGCAATGGCCGTCAGGTACTGCTTGTAGCCCTCTTCGCCATCTGCGAACTCTTTGGGCGCCCAACGACTGCGCCGCGTGTCTTGCCAATTAACCAAAACGGTGCCAACAGCATCGGCAATCTTGAGGCTACCCCAGGCGCCGTCACCGGAGCTGTCGTCGGCAAAGGCCGTATAGATGCTGTAACCGGCCTTGTTGCCAAAAGCCGTAGCAACACTGTCGAGAGCTGAGCCAAGTCCTCCTGCAATCGCCGTGACAGTTGACTGCGCCTGCTCACTCCAGTCGGCACCAAAGTTGAAATTGGCACCGTTGAAGATTGACTTTCCACCACTTACAGCACCGTCTTTATAAATAGCCCCCGCGCCGGTATGCGGTGTGCCCGAGTCGCCCGCGAATACGCTGTCCACCAAACTTCCCAGCGTGCTTCCTATGAACGATCCAATAGGGCCGCCTACCGTAGTACCGATTGCTGTGCCAATCGCAGCGCCAACCTTGCCTTGCGTCAGGTTGTAGACCGCCGTGGCATAGCCAAGCACGTTGCCTGCTGTGTTGATCAGGTCTGAGTACTGCGCAACAGTGTTGCCAAAATCAACGATGGCCGTACCGGCTGTTTCAAACCCCTTGGTAAACAGCGTGCCGCCCAGCTGCTGAATATTGCCAGCAGCAGCCAGGCCAAAGTTTTGTAGCATGGGCGATGTGGCCATGCTGTAGAGACTGCTGACGGTATTAGCAACCCCAGCAAAACTTCCGCTGCCCGTTCCCGATGCCCCGGCAGCCCCGCCCTGCCCCATCAAACCACCAACTACCCCTTGCACCACCGGCTGCAGCACCAGTGTCGAAAACAATCGCTTCAGGTATGTAGCAGCATCCTTGCCACCGCCCATGATGTAGTCGGCCAGCGTGTCGCCAATGGTTTGGCTCACGCGCTCCCAGTCTTTTGCGATCTGGTCTTGGGCTTTTTGGTTGGCTTCACGCACACCCTTTTGCGCAGTCAGCTCAACAATCTTCTTGCGTGCTTGCAGCTCAGCCTCAAGTGCGTCCAGCGTTGCAGGCGCCTCTTGGCGCTCCACGGCCTGCTGGTACGCATTCTCTGCACGTGCCAGTGCCAAACGCTCTACAGCCTCAGCCAAGCTGATGTTGTGTGTCTCTGCGTAGGCTGCTGCTTCGGCTTCTTCAAGCAACTGGCGCACAGAGTCTTGTACTGACTTGAGCGATTGCTCGCGCGCACGCTGCATGTCGGCCAAGGCTTTGTTTACGTCAGTCTGGTTTTTAAGCCATGCTTCGCCCGCTTCGATTTCGTCAATCTGAGCCAGCAGTCCTGCTTGCTTGGACTTCGCAACCTCTTGCTCTACCTTTAGGCGCAGCTTTTGAGCACTGGTGAGCTTTTCGCCAGTGGAGATTTCAAGGTTTTGCTGCGCTAGCAGGTCTGCAATAGACTTTGCCAGCGACTTGTAAGCGCTTTCTTCAGCCTTTAGCGCACTGCTTTTTTGAGATGGCTTTACGAATGCAGGGGACAACACAGATTCTTGTGCGGGCGCTCTGCTTTTGTAGTTCTTTGTCCACCAAGCGTTTTCTTGGTCTAGCTTGCGGTTCTGCGCCGCTGTCTGCTGTGTCTGGTACTGCTGCGCCATGACTTGCAGGCCGCGCAGCTTTGCTTCCATTGTGGATAGCTGGCTGTTGGCTACAGCAATATCTTCCGCATGTAGCCAACCTCCGCCAGCGCGCTCAAGCGCATCACGGGTCTCGCGCACCTTCGCCATCTGCGCTTCGACTTTGGCAATCTCTGCGGCAGCATCCTTGGCTTCAACATTACCCGTCTGCAGCCAACCCCACACGCCCGCGCCGCCAATGACCGACGATAGCTCAACAGCGGAAACAGCAACATCACCAATCCACCCAGCCAAATCAGACAAGGCTGATCGCGTAGATGGGTCACTCAAGACTGCGACGAACTGCGTCATGCTTGGCAGCAACCCCTCTGCCAACTCGATGCGCAAACCTTTCAGAGACAACTCAAGATTGTCGGATTCGGTCTTAAACGCTTTGGCTGCAGCTAGTGCTTGACCATCCATGACCGCGCCATAGGCTTCGGCCTTGTCGCCCAAATCCTGCCAAGCTTGCCCCTGATCTTTCAACAGCGGCAGCAGCAGCGACGAATCACTTGCAATGGCCTCCATAAAGAAAACCATGTCAGAGTGCGCAAGATTTGCCTTTTCTAGGCTGCTAACGTACAACTGCAGTGCATCTTTGCCAGACAGTTTGCGGAACTGCTCTGCAGTCACACCCACCTTGGGCGCAACGCGCTCAAAGAAGTCGGCCATGCCGCCACCGCCCGTTTGTACAAAGTCACCAACTTTGTCTTGCACGTCCTTGAAGATGTCGGCCATCTTCTCAGCAGAAATGCCGACGGTGTTAGCGCCTGCCGCCAAGCGCTGAAATTCTTGCGCGCTGGTGTTGCTCAGTGCTGAAAATCGCTCGATTTCTGCAGCGGCCTTGGCCGTTTCTTTGGTGATAGCGGTGATTTCAGAGACAAAAGCGCCCACAGACAAGCCAGCCAAAGCAGTCGCAGCGATAGTCTTGAGGCTGCCAAAACCACTAGCCAAGCCTCCCGTTGCTTTGGTGGCCTCATCGGTTTTCTTGCGCGCCAAATCCAGCTGATCAAGCAGCGGATCCAAGGCGCGTGTATCCACGCCGCGCATGCGGGCCAAGGCTTCTGTGTACTCGCGTGTCGCCTTACCGCCTGCGTTCAGCTCTGCAATTTGGCGCTGCAACTGCTGCTGCATGCTGCGCGTTGCACGCTCTACATCCTTCGCAGACTTGGCGACACCAGTGCCGATAGCCTCGAAGCCTGCGCCCGCACCCTTGCCGCTTTTGCCCATCTGGTCGGCGGTTTGCTGCGCAGCAGTACCTAGTGTCTTGAGGCTTTTCTTGGTCTTATCGATGCCCGCTTCTACGCCGCTGGTGTCGGCGCTGATTGAAATGGTTGCGTCTAATTTATCGCTCATCGCAAGCCCCAAATAAAAAGGCCCGCCAATAGCGAGCCCATAAAAAAAGCCCCGGCAGTGCCGAGGCTTGGTGTTTTTTTCGCGGCTATTTAGCCGGGTTCTTTTTCAGGATTAGCGCGCCAATCCCCAGCGGCAAAACCACACCGCAAAAAATAACAAGCAGAAGCTCCAACTTCGCTCCGGGGCGCGCCAGCCCCGCCTCTGCCATTTTCATCATCACCCAACCCAAGCGCCAAGCCAGTGCCGCCGCAAGTGCCGAGAACACAAACATCGAATAACCAACAATCCGAACCATCGCGCCCCCTTAAATACTTTGGCGCGATGGTAGCAAAGGCGCTCAGGGTGTCCAAATTCTGGACACCCTTACTTCTTGGTCATAGCCTCCAGCGCAGCAGCCTCCAGCACTCGCACATCGGCAAACACTTCGTCGGTGCGCTCACGCCCAAGGCGCAAGGTGCGCAGGCAGGCCAGCACAGCTGTGTAGTCCAGCCCTGTAGCGCAACCCATTCCGGTACGCCATTGCGTGCGGCAGTAGTCCATAAAGAAGTGCACAGACTCCCAATTCTCAGGCCACACGCCAATTTCATCAGCGGCTACCTGCTGCATCTGCATGCGCTTTGCAGCCTTCTCAGACATTCTGACGTTGCCAAAACCCCCGTCAGCGCCCTTGGGCTTGGGGCGGTAGAGGGCTGCAGCAACGTCTTCTAGTTTTTTACGCGGTTGCCCTTGATGCGCTGGTCGTACTGCTCCCACGCATCGCCTTGGATGCCGGGGAACATCAAGATCAGTTGCTTGATGTTTTCATCGGTGAATTCATCTTCCAGCTCCCAGCCAGATGCGAACTCGCGCACTTTTGCCACAGCCTTGGTCAGCGCTTCATCTTGGCCTTTTTGCGCTTCGGCAGTGTCCAGCTTTACGCGCTTGGCCTTCTTGGGTTTGGCTGGCGCAGCCTCGGTATCAGCTTCTGGCTTGGCCGCTGCAAGCATTTCTTGTTGCTTTTCTGCAGCGTCAATGCGCTCATTGGCCTCTGCCTCGATGCGCTTGATGAAGATCGGCATCCAATCTTTGAGTGTGCGGCCAATGCCGATAAAGGGCACGGTCACTTCGTCGCCAGATAGATTGTGAGTCTTGATCTCCAAGGGGAAGTCTGCAGGCTTGGTCAAAGCGGTAAGTTTCATGGTCGTTGTCTTTCAGCAGGGAATGAAAAAGCCCGCCGCCCTTCCCCTGCTAAGAGAAAGATGCGAACGGGCAAAAAGAAGCCGCCTCAATGGGCAGCGGTGGGGTCAGTCCTCGACGTGGACAGAAGGCACGCCGAAGAAGGTCAGGTTGACGGTGATTTTGGCAACGTCGTTCGATGCCAATTGCGGCATGGAACCCTTTTGCAGCTGACCGTAGGCGTACACAGTCGCGCCACCTGCCAAGACGAAGCGGAAGGCCACCTTCTGCGACAGGCTGCGGGTGATCTTGTCCATGGCCTTTTGGTCAAAGCGCTTGGGGTCGTAGCCCAGCGTCATAGTCACGCTCTCAGCCTCAAAGCCTGCGGGCATGTTGATTGCGCGGCGCTGATTGATGGGCTTGACGGTGATGTTTTCCACGCCGCCACCCGACTGCTGGAAGTCCAGCACCTGACCAATGTCAATCCAGTCCGAGACCTTGCGCACCGAGCCTGCAGAGGCTGTGCCAGATGGGAACCACACGGAATCAGTGGCATCAATGCCATCGATCACCAAGGAGCTGCCAGTCGTGCCGTCGCCTGCACGGTACACGGACTCGTTGGCATCCTCCCAGCCATTGAAAAAGGCGGCGAAAATGTCGCCCTCTTGCATGCCGTGGGCGGTTGCCGTGGTGGCCACAGCAGGGTCAGCATTGGTTGTCGACGTGATTGCGACAGCAGGTGCAAAGGTCGTAGAGAACTGGAACTTTGCACCAACAGCGGTGAAGTAAGCCATGGTTGGGCCTTTCAGAAACGAAAAAACCCGCTTGGCTTCACGCTTTGCGGGCTGGGTTACGCCCAAACGGGCACAAAAAAAACCGCCCGGAGGCGGTTGGTTGGGTTGGGTTAGGTCATGACCAGATTTCCCACACTTGCTGCACGCCGTGCAGCTTGGTGTCGGGCTCGTAGGTCATGTGGTGAGCAGCCGATGGGCGGCACTGGATTGCAGCCAATGGGCGCAAAGCCGATTCGATCTGACTGCGCAGGCTTGCAGCTTGCGGGGCTGTAGATGCCCACACACTAATTTGCACGCGAGCATGGCGCTTGCCAGGCAAGTTATCCCAGCTCGACGTATCCCGCCCCCCGGTCTGCTGCCAGACCACGAACGGGGTCTGCGTACCGGGGGGCGCGACAGTGACAAAAACCCGAGGGCAGATTGCTTTCAGCGTGGACTCAAGGATTGCTTCCATCACAGTGCTTTCTTGATGCTGTTTTCCAGCCTTGTCTTGACAACAGCAGTTGCAGCGGTTGCGCCTATGTCATACGCCCGCCCGATAAAGTCATCGGCGGCGTTCTTGCTGGTGCCACGCAGCACCATGAAGCCGTAAGGCGCCTCTGAGTGGTTGAAGCTGATCTCGTACCGCGCTTTGCCGTCAGTGCTTTGTCTTTTGGCGTACACCTGATAGATCGAATCGCGCAGCGTTCCGGGCTTGTAGGGGCCATAGACGCGCCCCTCAATGTGGAACATGTGCGACCGCTCTGACACTGGGGCCTCCTGCCGCGCACGCTCATAGAGCACCTGGGCGCCCGCCTGGGCTGCTGGCCTTACCGCCTCCTTGGAGGCTTTGGCGATGCCGTCCAGCTTCTTTGTGACTTTTGACAAGTCCAGATTCATGTTCAGCATGCGTCACCCCCATCCGCCACCCGGAGCGGGCTCTGGCTCTGATGCAGGCGCAGGCGCGTCAGCGATGGGTAGCAGTCGGCAAACAAGGTCAATGTGCTTGCGGTCAGCGCTTGGCAGCACAGCCTCAACATCAAAGACCTGGCCGCCATGCAGCACACACATGCCAGCATCGACGCCTGTGCGCCAGCGGATACGCACCGAGGCGCGCACGATGGACACGTCAGCACCGGCCTTGATGGATTCAGAACCAGACAGGTAGCGGAAATCCGACCAGACCAAGGCAACATCCTCCCAGCCTTGCGGCTCCGGCGTGCCCCATGCATCTTGCGCGCCAGTCGGTCGCTGGAGCGTGATGCGGTGCTTTAACTGCCCCGCCCTCATAAGCCAAAGCTCCGGCGGTGTGGGCGCAGCAGGTCATGCGCGCCCATGGGCAAGGTCTGAGCGGTCACGCCAGTGAGGACGTTTTCGCGGTTCTCGAATAGGTGTGCACATATCAGCAGAATTGCCGCCTTTACAGCGAAATTCGGCACAAGGCCGGTTTCATCCCCTGCATCTACCATGGCCTGCGCATCCTCGTAGAGCTTGCGCCCTAGATAGTCTTGGGCTGCATCAATAGCTGCATCCAAGTAAAGCTCCACCAAGGGGGCATCTGCGTCAGGATCGGCTCGGCAGTGCGCGATTGCTTGTTCAGTCGTCAGGATTGGCATTGGCGGCACCCTTCTTGGTTTCCGCCTTCGCCTTGACTGCACCGACTTCAAGGGCGGCAGCTTCCAGCTCTGGCGGGCATTCGTCGCCTACCGCGTACTGCACCGGGTAAATCTCTCCACCCGGTACGCCGCGAAAGTCTTTCGTGAACTTCATTGCTCTCTCCAAAGAAGCAAGGGGCCGAAGCCCCTTTGGTTAAGCCGACACCTTCAGAGCGCGCAGGCACTCAGGATTAACCACGCCGCCGCCTACACGCTTGGTGGTGTAGAACAGCACGTATGGCTTCTTGGTGTAGGGGTCGCGCAACACGCGAACGCCGATGCGATCAACAATCAAGTAGCCCTGCTTGAAGTCGCCGAACATGATGGCGTTGGCGTTGGCTGCCACATCAGGCATATCCGGCACTTCTGTGACGGCGAAGCCTGCCAAGGTGGCTGGCTGACCTGCTACGTAGCTGGGTTGCCACAGGTAGTTGCCTTGGCCGTCCTTGAGCTTGCGCACCAAGCCTTGGGTCTTGCGGTTCATGGTGAAGCGGGCGTTGCCGGTGAAGGCGCTAGGCAGGTCGTACACCAGATCAATGATGCTGTCGGCAGTGATTGCAGCGGCTGCGCCTGAATTCACCTGCTTAATAGCACCAAATGGGTGCTTGGCTGCGTTTGCGCCGCCTGTCACATAGGTCAAAATGCCGTTTGGTTTGTTTGCGCCATCGCCAGACACAAAGGCCAAACCTTCTTGCTTGGCAAACTCGGTTTGCACCTCGCCAGCCAGCCATGCCTCCAGATTGATCTCTGCATCATCCAAAATCTGCTGTGTAGCAGCGGGATTAGCGTAGATTTCACCTGTGGTGATAGTCAGCGGCATGAACTCGCTGGTATTGGTCTCACCGCGTGTAGCAGCCTCACCCACCCAGCCGGAGCCTGTGCCACCCATGTTGAACAACTTTGTGTAGGCGTTCTTGCTAGTGGTCTGCACGCCGCAAATTTGGCGCATAGGCGACACCAGCACCAGCTTGTCGGTGATTGTGCGATCCCACTCCGTAGGGGCTACATAACCACCTTCATCGTCGGCACCTTTGTTCAAAGCGGCTTGAACCTCGCCCTTTTTCATGTGAGCGCGGAAGGCTTCGGTGTACTCCTTGTCCTTCACGCCGTCGTGGCCGCCTTGCATTTGGGCTGCCGCCAGCTTGGTGTGAGCGTCCTCAGTCTCTTTTTGCAGGCGATCCAGATGCGCGTTGATCTTTTCCAGCTTGGCTTCTTGGTCAGCGCCAGACATGCCGGCCTTGATTTCTTCCAATTGCTTGGTGTGCTCAGCCTTGAACTGAGCAAATGCGGTTTGTACGCCCTCAATCAGCGCCTTGACTTCGGTGGAGCCTTCGGCGCGAACGGCCATGATGCCGCGAGGGATGGAACGGGAAAAATGTTGCTTTGCCATAACGGCCCTTTCAGAAACGAAAAAACCGCCTCTAGGGCGGTTTGTTGGTTGGTGGTTTGCTGCGCTTAGGCTTGAAGCTCGTTCAGCAGCGATTGCAGCGAGGCTGCGACTTCGGGGCCAGCGCTCGGCGTGGCAGGTTTGGCAGCGCTCGGCGTACCAGAAAACAGTGCTTTGAAGGCATCGCGGCGCGTGTTGCGGGAGAAGCCCGCCTTCGCCATGGACGCTTCTATCAGGGCCATAGGCTTGCGCGCTGCGCTTGCCTTGGCGTTGTGGGTGATGTCAGAGGATGGGATCAAGCCAGATGCGAAGCCGTCAGCGACAGCCTGTTCAGCGCCAATCCATGTTTCCTTGTCCATCAGGGCTTCCGCCTCTTTGACGGTCATTCCCGTTTGCTGTGCGTACAGCGCCGCCATGGCGGCATCGAAAGGCTCCAGCACCTGCGCCGTATCGCGCATGTCGTGCCGGTTGCCTACAGCCACCGCCCAAGCGTTGTGAATCATCAGGAATGAGCCTTCGCCCATAAGGATTTCATCGCCCGCCATGGCAATCACAGAAGCCGCCGAAGCTGCTACACCAAGCACGCGCACCGTCACCTTGCCTTGGTGCTCGCGCAGTAGGTTGTAGATGGCAACCCCTTCAAAGAAGTCTCCGCCAGGGCTATTGATATTGACCACCACATCCTTTGCGCCAATGCTGCGAAGGGCTGCGCTGATGCGCTTGGCGGTCACACCAGTGCCTTCCCAGTTGTCGCCAATGGAGTCGTAGATAGAAATGCTGTTATCAGAGTCTCCTGCAGCCGCGCAGATTTCAGGCTCCCAGCGATCCACAGCATCAGGTCGCAGGTCAAACCCCGCCTTGCTCATGCGGTGATCAGCCCGAATCTCAGGTAGTTTCTTGAGGCTCATTGGTTTCCTTTTGCCCGGCAGGTCTGCCAAGCATCGATGCGTGCAGCTCATTGCTGGCTGCGTACTCTGTGAGGTCGCGCACTTCATTGGCCGTGTGCCATGGCTGGTGGCCGCCCGCGCCCAGCGCCTTGGCGAAGTAGTCCGCCTGATCTTTCAGCGTGCCGCGCATGAGGGCGCGCTCGTTGAACTTGAAATAGAGGCTTTCGCGCTCGGAATCAGTCAGAAGCGATCTAGCCAGCGCCTGCTCCCACATCACAAAGCGTGGAGCCAGCGTGTACTGCACAAAGAAGATGGCAAGCTGCTCAATGCCGGAGCCCCAGCTTGTGTCATCCATCATCAAGAGGGGGCGGGGTACGCCGTACAAGCGGGCCACTTCTTCAATCTGGTGATTGCGGCTTTCCAGTTGTTGGCCGTCTTTGGCAGTGGATGTGAAGGGGTTGGCTTTTGCCCCCTCTTCGGCAATCATCCATTTGTTGACGTTCTCTGCGCCGCTGTACTCTTCCGCCATTGACGCTTTCATGCGCTGATAGGCTTGGTCAGACAGTGCGTTAGGCACTTCAATAGCGCCTCCGGCCATCACGCCAGTTCTGAAAATGTTGCCTGCCGCCTTTTGCGCCTGCCACGCAAGATCGAATACGTCTTGCGATAGTTGGCGGCGAGACAGGCCAGCAACACCATCAAGGCTCAGGTCGCGCAGGTGCAGGACTTCATCTTGATCCAGCGTGATTTGCCCACCGTTTCCGGTTTGGCAGACGTACTGCATGCGAAAGTTGCTACCCAGCTTGGCCTCCACCTTGCCTTTTTCAAAGGGAATCAGGTGAATTGGCCGCCCGCCAGCCTTAATGATTCGCGCATAGGCATTGCCCTCAGACTCCAAGAGCAACTGCATCTGGCTTTTGAACTCCATAGGGGTTTGGTAAGGGTTTGGCTTGACCCGGAGCAGCTTGTGCGCAGGATGATCTTTCGCAACCGCCTTCTCTGATCCGCTGTAGTAAAGGTTGGTCGGCAGCATGCCCACCCCGTTACTCAGCAACGTCAGGCAGCGCAAACCAGCCATGTTTCGCAGCATCTGCGAAGACGCTGCAACTTGACCGCTTCTGATGTACTCCAGCAGCGCCGGATCATCCAGCCCGCCAAAGGTCAAGCCCTCCGCAGAAGCAGACGGGCGCGACTGTGCCTCTGGCTTTCGCCAGAACTTAAACTTTTCAAACATTGGTCGTGCCCTATAAGAAGCGCAGGCCGCGCGATTCGTAGACCGATGGGCCTTTGGTTTCCGCCATTGGCATAACACCTACGGACATTGCGAGCGCCTGCATGCCGTCAATCCGGCCGCTTGCTTTTGACTTGGTGAACTTACGGTTCTCCGACGGGTCTTTCACCACAATGGCGTTCGCCGCACACATGGTCAGCACCGGATGCGCGCCATGCTTGAGCTTTCCGCCCAACAAGCGCTCTTCCAATGCCCGGATTGCTGGCGACATCGACTGAAA